CCCCCATCGGGTTTGGTGTAGGAAGTGTAAGCTAAGTTAGCAAAGTGTTCTGATCTGGTTATGTTTGATCGATTATCGACCTCCATAACGTCAATTGGAACATTTTGATCGAGAACAGGGACTACATCTGGGTGGAAGTATTGTGTTAAATCTTTGCAAGGAAGTGATCCTCGACAAAGAACTAAGCATATATCTTTCTCCTTATGTCGTACGACTTGTTCTTCATTAATGATAAAAGTCTTACTATAAGCGTTATAATATTTAGGTCCAAAAGTAACAGCAAGTGCTATTCTAGTCTTAGGAATATTATGACCGGCAGTCAAAAGAACGTTTCCGGATATGAAAACTCCTTGACAACTGGCAGTTAAACCATCGGAACTAACGTACTCTAGAGAAACTAAATTAGACAAAAGAGCGTTTTCAAGGCTCTTAGTCCAAAGAGGATTCCTCCATTTATCAAGTTCCATAGCAGTGCGAAGCGGCTGCTTCACACTCCAGGTTCTAGCTACAGAGTTGGAAGAGAAGGGAATTGTGGATTCCGTAACTCCAACTCTAGCATCATACGCTTTTAATTTTGCATAAGTTTCCTGAGTCATAAGGCCAACATTCGGTTCATGTTCAACACCACGTGCTTTTGAGATAATAGCGGAAATTGCTAAACCTACAACCGCAGTGGCTACTAAACCTAAAACTAAAAGTAAGCCTTCGAACATAGGATAAACTTTAAATGCATTATAAAGCTCAACTTTATCGGGTGACTTGTATCCCATCTGGATACGGAGACAGCCTAACAAGGAATTCGGGTCAGCATTCGTGAACTTCTCGAAATCCTTATAGGTTAAGTCATAATTAAGCTTCTTCTTAATCATTCTTCTCAACATCCAATACTCTACTTTCTTAGATGCCTTATTGAAGACGTCAAATACTCTATCACTCATATGAAGTTTCACGTACTCTCTCCACCTAGCCACCTTTTCAGGTACTACGTTGAGGTCCGCAAACTTAATTTCTGGCTCTGTAGGTATGACGTAATTACGTTTATGAAGAGCGTCAATTAAATCTCCTTTGTTGCGCATATATTGTTCATTAGCCTTAGTAAGCTTGAATAAAGAAGTAGCATCTTTAAAGTCAATAGGACGCGGATTTAAAAAGAAATGCGATTCGCGATCGCTCGCAAAGTTCACATTTCCCGCTAAATCATCTGCAATCATACATCCTTTACTATGCTCCAAAAATAAAGCCGCATCAAGAGTTTCATAAGTCATTGAATTTTGAGCTATCCGCTCATTATCCGGTGACATCTCTCGAGTCTCTGGTTCTGGAAGGTTAATTTCCATCTTGAAATCATCCTTATCTTTATTCTGCACAAACTCTTTAAGTCTGCAATCAGAACACATATGCTCAAACTTCCAATGCTTACAAATCCT